TTAATATACGCTTGAGCGTTTTCATCGCCCAATTCGCGGCATAAGGTCAAAATAGAGCTAGCACGTTGGCGCTCTGCCTTTTCCGCTTCCATTGCAGCCGCACGCATAGCATCATCAGTGCCGGCAGCTGCCACTACAGTAGTCTGTTTTGTTTCTTTTTCTGGCATTTCCTTGCCCTCCTCTAAATAAATGAAACGTGCAGCTGATTCGTGCTGCTGATTAACTTGGGCATCACGCCCAACGCCCACCGAAGCATCCGCTGGAATGCTCACAATACTGATTTCATAGGGTTCCCATTTAGTCGCAATCATGGCAGGTCCCTTATATGTCGCACCCGTTTCGGAGTGGTAGACGTCTTTTTCATCGCGCAAGACTGTGTATTCGCTTACGTTATAGCCAACAGATACGCCTTTGATAATGCCGTCCTTAATCTGCTGATAAACCTTGTCAGATTCGGCATCTTTAGCAAATCGCACAAGAGCATGAGCTCTGTTGTTTTCAAAGCTAATGGATTCAACCACGCCAATGACTTGGTCACGGTCGTGATTAAATAACACACAGCCAAGGCCGTCATTGAAACGGCTTACATCCACAGAATTGGCGCCCATATCAAGCACCTCATCTGCAAATTTTTCTAAATTCCAAAAAAATCGATTATAAGGCGTGTCACTGGCCCATGTTAGGTCAATTGTACGGTCGTCATTTTCAACGACGGCAGAAGCGATATTTGCCGCACTGTCACGCCGATATAACTCAATGTCATTCGCCTTGTTGCTGTTTTCCAATGTTCGGGTCAGGAATTGGCTCATTCTGGCTGTCTCCTCCTTTGAATTTAATGCCATATCGTTCTTCTAATTCCTTTTGGTGCACGAGTTCCGCTGCACGTTGCTCCATCATGGCACGCCAATCATTACCGGTGCGAGCACATACAGATGATAATGTTTCTTGACCACTATTAATGGCTGCCGTGTTTGCGGTTACTTCCTTAAGCGGATCAATCCAGGTCCAGCCCGGAGTTGTCCATGTATGATTGAGATATTTTTCTTGATTTTCCCAAAATCCGGGGATTTTAAGTGTGCCGGCAAGCACTGCCGATTTAATAAATTCCGTGTATACGATGCGCAATAAATGGTCAATCAAATATTGTTGCATACGCTGATAAGTGCGGCGGTCTTCAATAAGGGCTTGCCGTGCGCTGCTGTAATTCGTTTGTGACATATCACGACTTACTACTTCATAACTAAGCCCTTGGCTAGCACTTGATAAGCGTGTATAAGTACTGAGCATATCGCGTGCATTCGACGCTTGCCCGGACGGTATTACCGTCTGAACCTCGTCACCAGGCTCTAATTCTTCAATCATGCCCGGTGTTAAATCCATAGAGCTATAAGCACCATCTGGGCGCTGCATGCCACCGGCACGGCCTGGAGTAATGCCACGCCCGGTGTTCGGCGTTTGTCGCTTAATAAATATGGCCATGCAAGCCAATATCTTTTCCTTAAGCGATACCGTGTGCATATAATCATCCATATCCTTCACACGGTTCATGGTGACGCTCAGCGGTGTCACTTCCCGGACTTGCCCAGGGCGTTTCTTAATCCAAAGAGCAATCATGTCGGACGCTGGCACTTTCAACGGCTGAAGTTTGTTAAATCCGTCGGGCGTGTATTGTTGCAAATAATAAGCCAACGGCTTGCCATTAGCATTGACCTCAACGCCATCAATTACGGCTGTTTGACCATTTGAAAATGCCGGCCCGATGATGCCACTATCTAAATCCGTCACCTCGCGTGCTTGCAATATTAAGGGAAAGCGCTTGTTACCTTCGTACGATTTTAGAAATAACATCCCTCCATCAACACGCATGCGACGCACGGCCATAGTGCACAATTCCAAAAATGATTGTGTGCCGGTTACATCACAATTCTCAGGCCGGCACCATTCACGGAATAAGGTTTCAATTGTATTATTTAAGTCTTCATTGCCGGTATCGGCCTGCACCATAAATCCGGCCCCAACTACATTGCGCTCAAACGCATTTATCATGGCTTCAGTAATATCGCTATTGAGTTCTAATGACCGAGCACGGCGAATCATAAGCGCCCGGTTCGGCCCGTTGATAAGTTCAGCCTTACCATCTACCGGATACCAATCACTATTACTGCGCCAATGGCTAGCTGCATCATAGGCTTGGCGCATGGCCATCCGCTTCATCGCCCATTCTGGGGAGATAAAGCTTATCATTCGCTCGAACCAATTAAGACCGGCGGAAGTTTGCGACATAAATAGTCCCTCCATTCCTTTCGGCAGCTGCTAGCCGGTCAATTTTATTTTCCAAAGCTGTTCGCTCTTTATAGAGCGTTGCCAAATCGCCACGGCGTGCCAATCGGTTGCCTATGCGATATTCTTGGGCACCGGTTTCAATAGCCAAAATCGCTTGATTGATGCTCTCAAGTTGGCACT